GAGGGTGGAGTTACAGTCAAAACTCCAGAAGATATTACCAGAAATGTAATTAGTTTCTTCTCTTCCATAGCATCTTCATCTTATGCAGTATTTGATTCTGGGTACAAGTATATGTACGATAGATTTGCAAATACTTATAGATATGCTCCTTTAAACGGTGATATTGCCGGTCTTTGTGCTCGTAGTGATATTAATTTCTTCCCTTGGTATTCTCCTGCCGGTACATCAAGAGGTGCTATTCTAAATGCGGTTAAACTTGCATACACCCCAAGTAAGTCACAAAGAGATCGTCTATACTCCAATAGAATCAATCCAATCATCTTCTCACCGGGAGCAGGTATTATTCTGTTTGGTGATAAGACTGGATTAGGAAGAACATCTGCATTTGATCGTATTAATGTTCGCAGACTCTTTATCTATCTTGAAGATGCCATTTCTCGTGCCGCCAAGGATGTACTATTTGAGTTTAACGATGAAATTACAAGAACCAATTTCGTAAATACGATTGAACCATTCTTGCGTGATGTTCAGGCAAAGAGAGGTATTTTTGATTATGTTGTTATTTGTGATGAAACAAATAACACGGCAGCAGTTATTGATGCAAATCAATTTAAAGCAGACATCTACATTAAACCAGCGAGATCGATTAACTTCATCGGTCTTACCTTTATTGCCACCAAGACTGGTGTTGATTTTGAAGAAGTAATCGGCAACTTTTAATTAATCAAGAGGTTTAACAACTATGGCAACCAGAAATCAATTAAATCCACCTCCTTTAAGGAAGATTACAGACTTCAAGAGTAAGCTGTCTGGTGGTGGTGCTAGAAGTAACCTCTTTGAGGTTGTTCTTTCTTTCCCAGATGTTGCAGCTGCCGATACTAATGTTCTTGACAAATCAAGATTCTTAGTTAAGTCTGCGGCACTTCCAGCTTCAACAGTAACTCCAATAGATGTTGCATTTAGAGGAAGAACTCTAAAATTAGCAGGAGATCGTACTTTTGAAACTTGGACGATTACTGTAATTAATGACACTGATTTTTCTATTCGTTCGGCATTTGAAAACTGGATGAATAAAATTAACAGGGTATCTGATAATACTGGTGTTACTGATCCGGCATTATATCAGGCAGATGCTTTCGTTTATCAATTAGATCGTGATGGTTCTACGCTGAGAGCATATCATTTCTATGATTTATTCCCAACAAATATTAGTCCAATCAATCTGGCATATGAAACTGATGCCATTCAGGAGTTTACCGTAGAGATGCAGGTTCTTTGGTGGGAAGCAGTTAAAGGTAATTCACCTGCTGCTGGCGGTGAAGATATTAACTAAATAGAACATATTAAGAGTTTAAATTTATAAAATGGCGAAACTTTTTGGTTTTTCGATTGAGGATAATGAAAAAAAATCCAAATCAATAGTCTCCCCCGTTCCTCCTAATAATGAGGACGGGGTTGATTATTATATTCAATCTGGATTTTATGGTCAGACTGTTGATATTGAGGGTGTCTATAGAACAGAATATGATCTAATTCGTAGATATCGTGAGATGTCTCTCCATCCAGAATGTGATGGTGCAATTGAAGATGTTGTTAATGAAGCAATCGTAAGTGATTTATATGATTCTCCCGTAGAGATAGAACTCTCAAACTTAAATGCAAGTGATAAACTCAAGAAAATTATAAGAGATGAGTTTAAATATATTAAAGAAATTATGGACTTTGATAAGAAGTCTCACGAAATTTTTAGAAATTGGTATATTGATGGTAGATTATTTTATCTCAAGGTAATTGATATAAAAAAACCTGAAGAGGGCATTCAGGAATTGAGATATATTGATCCTATGAAAATGAAACATGTTCGTCAAGAAAAAAAGACCAATAATAATTCCGGACCAAACTTATCAACACTTACTAATTTTAATGTAAATCAGGTTACATATCCTGAAATTGAAGAATATTTCATCTATACTCCAACATCAAACTATCCATCAGGTATGCTTGGATCTTCCTCAAAAGGTGCGGTAAAAATTGCTAGAGATTCAATTACTTATTGCACATCAGGATTAATTGATAGGAATAAGGGAACCGTCCTTTCATATCTTCATAAAGCAATCAAGGCACTCAATCAACTTAGAATGATTGAAGATTCTCTTGTGATTTATAGATTATCAAGAGCACCCGAGCGTCGTATTTTTTATATTGATGTCGGCAATCTTCCAAAGGTAAAAGCAGAACAATACCTCAAAGAGGTTATGAGTCGCTATCGTAATAAATTAGTTTACGATGCAAACACTGGTGAAGTTCGTGATGACCGCAAGTATATGAGTATGCTTGAGGATTTTTGGCTTCCAAGAAGAGAGGGTGGTAGAGGAACCGAAATTACAACTCTTCCCGGTGGTCAAAATCTTGGAGAACTTTCTGATATCGAATACTTTCAGAAGAAACTCTATAGAGCACTTGGAGTTCCCGAATCCAGAATTGCCGGGGGTGGTGATGGATTTAATTTGGGTAGATCATCAGAGATTTTGAGAGATGAACTTAAGTTTTCTAAGTTTGTTGGACGCCTAAGAAAGCGTTTTGCGAATATGTTTAATGACATGCTTCGCACTCAACTTCTCCTTAAGAATATTGTAACTCCTGAAGATTGGGAAACAATGAGCGATCATATTCAGTATGATTTCTTATATGACAACCATTTTGCAGAACTTAAGGAAGCAGAATTACTTACAAATCGTTTAACACTCGTTGCGACGATGGAACCATATATTGGCAAATATTTCTCAACCGAATATGTCCGCAAAAAGATTCTTCGTCAAACTGATAGTGAGATTATTGATATTGATGAACAAATTGATGATGAAATTGAAAAGGGTATTCTTCCAGATCCTAATCCTCCAGTGGATGAAATGGGCAATCCTATTCCAGAAGGTGGTTTACCTCCAGAAGGTACAGGAGAGTCAGCACTAGGAGAAGTTCCTGAAGAACCACTTGCACCAGAACCTCCTCCAGAGCCTAAAGGTGGCAAGATATAAATAATCTTATAATAATAAATTGTTTTTATGGAAGAACTTATCGATTTGATTGCAACAGATGGTTCAGCATCTGATGTATCTGATAAAATTAAAGAAATATTATACGCAAAAGCATCGGACAGAGTTGATTCTGCCCGACCTTATGTGGCAGCATCGATGTTTGGTGATGAAGGCAATACAGAGGACCAAGAATAATGGCAATTAAGATTGTTCAAAATGTAAATAGAATTACTGCTACTGCAGGTGCGGCAACTACTAGTAATCCTATTGCCCTTAGAAGTGGATATATAAGAGTATCTACCGGATTGACCTCAGTTTATATTGAAATCGGAGGAGATCCGGTTGCCACCACTAATTCTTTTCAAATTGGTCCATATGGTAATGAAGTATTGAAAGAAAGACTTGCAAGACAAAAGATTGCAGGAATTACTACAGGAGCGTCAACTGTTATTTCATTTGATGAAAATGCAGGAAATCCATTTTTAGTTGGCGATTATGTCACCATTCAAAATGCACAACCAGCAGGAATTAATACAGAGCACAGATTGATTACTGCAGTATCTAATGATTCCGTAACAATCTCACATAATAGTTCATCTATTGTTGGAATAATTACTACAACTAATGCAAATATTGCAAGAAGTGTGAAGGTGAGTGCGATTACCTCATCAGGATCTGAGAATGTTAGTATCACAGAAATCGTTCAGTTAGTCACCGAATAAAAAATGAAACTCATCACAGAAGAAGTCTCACAAGTAGAGTTTATTACCGAAAAGGTAAATGGTAAAAAAACAATGTTTATTGAAGGAATTTTTCTTCAAGGAGACATTTGTAATCGTAATGGAAGAATGTACCCTATGCAAACTCTTGCAAAGGAGGTAAAAAGATACACCGAATCTTTTATTTCAAAAGGTCGTGCTCTTGGGGAGTTAGGACATCCAGATGGTCCTACAGTCAATCTTGATCGTGTTTCTCATAAGATTGTTTCTCTTACGGCAGAAGGAACAAACTTTAGGGGTAAGGCACAACTTCTCGAAACTCCAATGGGTAAAATTGCCCAATCTTTATTGGATTCTGGTGTTTGTCTAGGTGTTTCTTCTCGTGGTGTTGGTTCACTTAAATTGACCAATGAAGGTCATAAAATTGTTGGCGAAGATTTCATGCTTGCAACTGCTGCAGACATCGTTGCCGATCCTTCTGCTCCTGATGCTTTTGTTCAAGGAATTATGGAGGGTAAAGAATGGGTTTGGGAAGGAGGAATCCTTCGTGAAAAACTTGCAGAGCAAACAAAGCGTAGAATCAATACTCTTGTAGATGAAAAAACTCTACAAGAACATAAAATTGAATTATTTAAAGATTTCTTGGGAAATCTTTAATTTATAAATAAATATAGATTATAACACAAGATCTAAAAAAAATGTCCGTTGGTAGAAATTTACAAGAAATGGAAAACGTAGTAACCAAAGGG